TGTTACAGGTTACTACATCAAAGACGTGTTGATTCCACCGAACGCATCTTTAAAAGTATTAAATGGTGGTGAAAAAATTATTCTTGCGGCAACAAATATTCTGTATGTACAAGCAGATATTGACGCAAGTTTAGATTGTGTAATGAGTTTCGTGGAGATAGTGTAACATGAGTCAATTCTTTACAGGTCAAAGTATTACAAACGTAATCCAAGACAATCTTGGAGAAAGATACTTTTATGGATTACGTAGATCAGATGATGGCGAACTGTTTTTAGGAAAACTTGACCAGTTAAGTTTAGAAGATACTATACAAATTAATAAAGAAGGTGATGTAGAAGATAACTTCACTGACTTTGATGAAGGTGTAGAATTTTTTGAAGGTAGAGATTCAGCACACAATTTAACTTATAAGAATTTAAATTATGAACAATTTCGTTGGGATGATGCAAATTTATTTTATTACGTTAATGATGAAGGTGAATTAGTTGTAAGAATTAACCAAGGACGTAATGATGGTGCAGTAGAATATGCCGGCGACACAATTACTATTGTAGATAGTGACAAAGAATGGGATAACACTAATCTTACATTAGATAATAACAACATTACGTTTGACGCAACATAGGAGCAGGAGTAGGACATGACAAAACAAGCAGTAAACGTAGGCGTACTTCCAAATGATGGACAAGGAGATAACCTCCGAGCAGGCGCTACGAAAATTAATAACAACTTTAACGAGTTGTACACAGCATTAGGAGATGGAGACCAGTTAGTAACTATTGTTAACGGTGTTCTAAATTCATTTCCAGCAACTTCTACAGGAAGTAACAAGGTAACGTTCCTTTACAATAACTTTGCGTCATTACCAAGTCCTACAACATATGACGGAATGTTAGCAAAAGTAACAGCCGACAACGCAGTTTATTATGCTCATAACAATGCTTGGGTAAAAATGTTAGACACTACAAGTCCTCTTGCTTCTTTAGGCAACATATCTGATTCTGCTCCATCAGATGGACAAGCACTTGTTTGGAATCAAAGTAACACACAATGGCAACCAGGTAACGTTGCATCACAAGGTGGATCAAGTACATTTGTTGCACTTTCTGATACACCTACAGACTTTTCAGGTGCTGGCGGAAAAATAGTTAGAGTCAACAGCGGAGCAACTGCTTTAGAGTACAGCACATCAGTTACAGCCGCGGAAGTAGGTGCAATTCCTATTAGTGCATTAAGTAACGTATCATCTAACTCTCCAAGTACAGGAGATGTTTTAAAATGGGATGGTAGTGCATGGGCACCAGGGGCGGATATTGCCTCAGGTGGTAGTGGTCTTGATGCAGATACACTTGATGGATTTGATAGTGCATACTTTTTAGATTATAATAACTTTTCAAACACTCCAACACTGTTTGGTGGTGCATTTTTAAACTTATCAGACACTCCAGCAAACTTTACTGGTGCGGCAAATAGATTTGTTAAAGTTAATTCAGCAGGTAATGCCTTAGAATTTGTTGTTGATCAATCAACAGACCAAAACTTATTTGCTACAATGGCCGGTGATAGCGGTACTGTAACAGCAAGTGGACTTACAGATACATTTACTATTGCTGGTGGAACTGATATTGTTACTTCGATTACAGGAGAAACACTTACAATTGACTTCAATGGTACACTCGGAGCAACAACATTAAACGGTTTGACTGATGTATCAACAGCAAGTGCAGTTGTAGGTAGTGTACCTAAGTATGATGGTACAAGTTTTGTAATGAATAGTGGAGCAAGTATTACATGGACACTTGGAGCCAATGGGTCAAGTGATTATACATTTACTGGTCCAGGATTTCCAACAACACAAAATGATCCAGTGTTATACTTAATGCGTGGATTGACATATTATTTTATTAACAACAGTGGCGGCGGACATCCATTCCAAATTAGAGTTTCAAATGGTGGTTCAGCATACAATACAGGAACAACAAACAACGGTGGTTCTACCGGAATTATTACATTTACAGTTCCTATGAATGCTCCAAGTACATTATATTATCAATGTACTGCACACAGTAACATGGGAAATACAATTAATATTGTAAGTTAAGGATAGAAAATGGCAAGTTTTTACGAAGGTACAGAAGTCGGAACACTACTTAAGACTGTAAAAGGCAGTAGATACTTTTATGGTTTACGTAGAACTCAAGACGGCAGTTTATATCTTGTTAAATCGGATCAAATGAAAAGTACAGACGGTGTACAACTTAATACACCAGGAGATCCAACACAAAACTATCCAGATTTTCAAAGAGGAATTGAATTTTTTGAAGGTAGAGATGAAGAACACAATCTATCATATGAAAATCTTCGCTATGAACAGTTTAGATGGGACGATAGAAACTTAATATACTACGTAGACGAAGAAGGTAACTTAATAGTGCGTATAAACCAGGATTTTGATTTTCCAGATGGGGTATCTGAATAATGGTTAAATACAATAGTAAATCAGGAAGCAAAATAAATGGCTGAATTTAAAATTGATAGAATACGATTTAGATGGACTGGCAACTGGCAGGCCGCTAAACAATACATAAAAGACGACATCGTTGCATACGGTGGTAAGACTTTTGTGTGTTTAAATGGACACACAGCAGATCCTGATTTTTATATTGATTATCTAAACCAAACATTACCTAAATGGACACAGATGACCGATGGTTATCAGTGGGTTAATCAGTGGACACCTGGCACTTATTACAAAGTAAATGACATTGTACGTTATGGTGGACAAGTATATGCGGCTATTGTAGGTCATAGTGCTACAAGTTACACACCTCCGTCGACTACTACAACAATAAATGTCACAGTTGACATGGATACTGGGTCAATTACTGACACAGGTAGAGCAAATACTACAACAGGTGCACTTTATCTAAATGGTGTTGAAAGAAATATTTTAACAATAGACAAAGGCACAACTTATATATTTGACCAAACAGACGCAACTAATGTAAACTTTGGTGGACAACAGCATCCGATTGCATTCAGTGTGTATGAAGATGGCGACAAGCATGAAACTCCACTTGTAGATTATTACACAGATGGTTTAACATATCTAATTGACGGCATTGAAGTTACAGAAGCAACTTATCTAAGTGGATTTGCTGGTGCAAGTTCAAGACAGGTTCGTTTTATTGTACCGAATGATGCTCCAGATAAACTTTATTATTTCAACAGAACTGTAAACAGTAAAGACAAAGGCGCATATTTAAATATTGAAACACCAGGACAGATTGGTGCTAATGATTTTGGTAACTGGAAATTAATCACAGCAGATCAAAACTGGAGATATGAATGGTTACCACAAGTAATTTATAGACTTGGTGACTGTGTAAAGTATGGCGGAAATGTTTACAAGTGTACAACTGAACACATTTCTTCAACTACTGTTGCAGGACTTGAAGCAGATGCAACTAAATGGCAAACAGTTACAAGATCAGACAATTGGAAAGACTATTGGACACCGAGAACACGTTACGTTTACGATGATGTTGTAAGATATGGTGGAATAATTTATCGTTGTCTTACTGGTCATGTTAGTGCAAACGATGATGCATTGGGTCTTGAAGAAGATTCAACTAAATGGGAAGATTTAATCAGTGGTATCGATTACAAACAGCATTGGGTACCAAGTAGAAACATCACAGTTACAGGCATTGGTGCAGGTGTTGTTACATCAGGCGCTCATAATTTAGCAAATGGTGATTTAGTACAGTACAATACAGATGGAACTGATGCAGACAACATAGATAATGACACTTATTATTATGTAAGAAGAGTAAGTGATACAGAATTTAAACTTTATAGATATTATGATGACGCTTTAGCAGATAGAAATAATTTAAATGCTGATGGCGGTACAGGTAACCAAACATTTATTAAACGTTACAAGTACAAGAAAGGTGACATAGTTAGATATGGTCCAACTATGTGGTATTGTACAACTGGACATAACACAAATGAAGTGTTTGCAGAAAGTTTCTTTAACATTTGGCTCCCAGGATATGACTACGAATTAGAATGGACTTCTTCTGAAACTTATCAACCAGGCGATATTGTTAAACATGGTGGTTATTCTTATACCGCATTAACAGTTAATACAAACAGTGTTCCGTCATTTAACGGAATAACACAAAATACAGGTGATTGGGAACTATTAACAACTGGTTACAGAATGGGTGGTCAATATAATACCAACCCTGACTTGGCTGATGAAGCATCTTATTGGAATATAGCACAACAATATTACACAGGTGATGTAGTAAGATTTGGTGGTTATCTATATATTGCATTAAGAGATAGTTTAGGATCAGAACCAGATGATCAAATACAGACTATCGACGTTACAATTACTGTTGGTAATCCAGGTAGTGGAAACAGATACTATGTGAACGGTGTGCTTGAAGGTCCTATTACACTTATAGAAGGTAACACTTACAAGTTTATCCAGAATGATTCTTCAAACTTAACACATCAACTTTATATTAGTACAACACAGAATGGTCATCATACAGGTGGACAATACAACTATGTTGAAAATGGAGTAACTTACTGGTTAGATGGTGTTCAAGTTGCTGACTTGGCCGCATATGGAACAGGATTTGCCGCGGCAACTGAAAGATATGTTCAGTACATAGTACCACGTGATGCATACAAGGCCAACTATCTTGTGTGTGCAAACCATTCAGGTATGTACGGTGCTGGTGTAATGACCACACAGTACTCTAACAACAATTGGCAAACACTTATTGACGGTGACAGATTTAGAGGTAACTGGTCAGACACAGTGCTTGTAGACGGTGTAAGTTCAACAAACAATTATTTCCTTGGAGATATTGTTACCTATGAAGGTACACTGTGGCGTTGTATAAAAAGACATACTGCTTCGCAGTCAGGTACAAGACCAGATTTAGATGTAGAATATACAAATGAAAACTTT